TACAGTTGGTTCTGTGACGGGTTAAGCGATAACCCACAAGATGGCAAGGCAATGCTGGAGTCAGTCTTAATATCTAAGCACATCTTTGCAGGGACTATTACAGACATAAGTGAGGGAGCTACTCATTATCACGCTACATACGTTAACCCATATTGGGCTGACGACATGACCGTTGTGCTAGAAATTGGCCAACATATTTTTTATAAATAACTGGAGTATTAAAAATGAAAAACAATAGAAACAAAGCTTGGACTACGGCGCATAGTAAAAAAGCGCAGAATTTGCATGAAATGGGTATTGATTCATTTACTATAGGTGAAAAACTTGGAAGAACTTCACAGGGTGTAAGTGTTCATCTGAGTAAGTTAAGAAATAACTATGTAAGGCCTAATGTTAAACCTGCATTAAAGCCAGTTAGGCCTGCATCAATAGGAGAAATGACCGTTAAGCAGTACAGACAGCAGCGCGAAAGAATTGGCAGAGAAAGGATAAATAAGGTTGTAATGCCGCCATTAAGTAAGTTAAAGGTTGCTAAAACTTTAGTGATTAACTTTATCACTTCTATAGCTGGTGGTGCGTTAGGTGTTTGGATTGCTCTTAATTTGATAGTAGTGTCGTAGAAATAAAAAGGGCCGCTTGTTTAGGGCGGCCCATTCATGTAATATAGATTGTGTTGGTGAAGAGGTGACAGCCTCATTCGAGCCAGCGAGAGTCAGAAAAGAACCAGCGCCAACACAGGTGTTAGTTTACCATTAGCGTTATATTAACGCAATAATCTCTCCTCGCAGCATCGAATCCAGCAATAATATGTGGGTTTCTTTAGTGTTGCCACAATAAAAAACAACTCTCATGCCAACCACAATGGCTTAAAAAGTGGGATAGCACTTACCGCACAGGATTGATGGGACTGACTTCAGCCAGCAGCAATGGCGAAGTACAAACATACTTAGCGGACACAGTAGGGAGCTGACCAGCTCAACATGGAAGTTGAATGGTTTATGCAAATTACGGTAAGTGGATCAGCAAATAGCATATTAAATGGTTAAGACTATAGGTATAAGTATCTAGGTGTCCCAAACCATCTAATGACAACTATTGCCTAAAATAAGTGGAGCAAATAATAATGATAAGTTTAAGACCTCACCAAGAAGAAGCTATACAGATGCTAAGACAGTCGCTAAGAATGGGCAATAAGCGTCCTATACTTGCAGCACCATGTAGCTTTGGCAAAACGCGAGTAGCAGCATACCTTTGCAACGAAGCAGCCAAGAAGGGAAAACGGGTGATATTTATCTGTGACCGTATTAAACTAATTACTCAGAGTTTAGAATCATTCCATGAGTTAGGTTTAAAATTTGGTGTAATGCAAGGTCAACATGAGCTAACCAACTATTCAGCACCCATTCAAATAGCAAGTACCCAGACGCTAGCAAGACGGCAGCGAATACCAGAATTTGACCTAGCTATAGTGGACGAATGCCAAACGCATTACGCATCTCTAACTAAAATAATGAATGTTTATAATAACGTACCCTTTATTGGTCTAAGCGCAACACCTTATTCTAAAGGCTTAGGTAAGCATTACGATGACCTGATTGTGCCTATTACCCCAAGGCAATTGCTAGATCAAAATTATTTATGCCCAGTTGACTATTATGGTGGTCGAAATGTAAATTTAAAAGGCGTTAAAACCAAACAACTATCTACTGGCGGCAGTGATTACGACCCTAAGAGCCTTGCAGTAGCTACAGAAGAAGATAAAGGGCTGGTGGGTGATATAGTAAAAAACTGGATTGAGCATGGCGAGAATGGGCAGACTATAGCCTTTGCTCCCAGCATTAAACATTCAAAGCATCTGGTTGAAACATTCAATAATGCAGGCATCTCATCAGAACACATAGACGGATACATGGACGGATTCGAGAGAGATATTATTTACGCTGCTCACACTAGGGGCGAGTTCAAAATACTATCATGCAGTCGTTTGCTTAACACTGGTTACGATGAGCCTACTGTATCGTGCCTGATTGATTGCTTTCCCACTAAATCATTGATTACGTTTGTTCAACGTGCAGGCCGCATTATGCGAACCTCAGAGGGCAAAGATAAAGCGATATACCTAGATCATGCTGGCAACGTAGCTAGACATGGATTCGCTGAAGATGTGGTTCCAGATGAGCTAGACGATGGCGAGCAAAGGTTTAATGAAAAACAATTAACCAAGGATAAGAAAGAGCCTAAGACCAAAGAATGCCCGCAATGTACTCAGCAAATGGTTGGTTTGCGCTGCAAATGTGGTTATGAGATACCTATCAAAGAGCAATTAGAATCTACGGATGAAATACTAACTAAGTTGTCACCAGAACAACGCAACAGGAAGCACACTAAAGAAAACAAAAGTGTTTTTTATTCTGAGCTATTATTGTACAGTAGAACAAAGGGTTACAAGGATGGTGGATGGGCAAGCCACAAGTACAAAGAAAGGTATGGTGTGTGGCCCAATGCTATAAAGCCCCAAATGCTGGCGAATGGAATCTCAGATGAGACTAAAAAATATATAACAAGTACCCAAATAAGGTACAGTAAGCGGAGTAACGCAGCATGAGCATTGAATACGTTTCTGAAGGGTTGGGTCTAAAAAGGATGGGTGGGGAATATAAGGGGCCGTGCCCATGTTGCGGGGGTGTTGACCGTTTTCACATCAAATTGGGTAAATCTGGAAATATGATGGTCTATTGCCGATACCTATGCTCGTACAGTTCGATCATGCGTAACCTAGAAGACCGAGGTTTAATTGAGAAAGAAGATTTTGAGCGTAAAGGCCCAACAGCTTCACAGAAAGCTTTGATTGCACAGGATAGGTTGGTAATGGCTTTGTATGAGGCTGACAGGAAGGTAATGCCTGACCCATCACTCGCTGACTTTAGACGATACCGTTTAGCCCAAGAAAGATATAACGCAATGGCCCCATTAAATAATTAACAAAAGTGTTGTACATGTAAACATAAGTGTTATACAATAGTTGCAAGTTAAGTAAATAAACGAAAGGAACCACCATGTTAGAGCGCAACCTTACAGCACGAATCGAGCGAATCCTTAGTGAAAACAAGTCTGGTGTTAAGACATACGCCAAGTACGAGGCCGCAGTTAAGGCCGCTGAGAAGATTACAGCCGACCACTTGAAGACTATCGGGTTCCAAGAGGACGATAAGAGAATGCCTAGCCCAGCGGAGTTTGTTGTTACTTACATTCCAAGCAGTGGTCGTTTTTCACCAGTAATTTTATTCAACAACTGGAACGCAGTTAACAGGCTTGGCGGCTACCTTGGGTTCTTCGCCATGCAGGGTTTTATGTCTAACTAACAACAATAGGGGCTTCGGCCCCATAGGAGCATCACATGGATTTTATTAGTTGGGTTGGAGTTGCAATGGGTGCAGGCGCTTGGGTTATGTTTGTTAGTATGATTATCGCATGAGTAATGAGCATTACCGCCAAACGTATTACTCTGAAACAGAAGCTAGGGCTATCGTTAAGCGTAATGATGATAGAATCACTGCAAAGGGTAGGCGTGTTCGCAAAGCAAAACAAGGAGCTTCTGATATGAAGGAAGCTAAAGAACTGGGTATAACACTGGCTGAATATTTAAAAATAATGGGTGGTTAACATGTGGGCTAGCGAAAAAAAGATATCGCGTTTATTCGATGAGTGCGAAAAAGTTGTGAGTGAATGGCAAAAGTATAGTGATGATGATGAAATTGCTAATAAAAAAATGTCAGAAAGGTTTAAAATTGCTAATGGTAGAGTTACAGATGCTATTATTGGCAATCAAAAAGTAATTAAATTTGTTAGGCTTTCGGTTTTGCTTATGGCTGCATTTATGGCTGGTTGGGTATTATCTTAAATGTGGTATAATTAACTTATAAGTTAACGGGGAGTTAAAAATGCTGCAAATTGAATACAAAAAAGTAAATGGTATTATTCCATACGTAAATAATTCACGTACTCACTCAGATGAACAAGTAACACAAGTAGCATCCAGCATAAAAGAGTTTGGTTTTACTAACCCTATCTTAATTGACGAGCAGGGCGGTATAATTGCAGGTCACGGACGTTTAATTGCGGCTCGCAAGTTAGGCATGGAAGAAGTGCCAACGATTGTTCTAGGCGGGTTGAGTGAAGCCCAGCGTAAAGCTTATGTAATAGCTGATAACAAGTTGGCTTTGAATAGTGCGTGGGATGAAGAATTGCTTAAAATTGAGATGGAATCGTTAAGCGAACTTGAGTTTGATTTAGAGATACTTGGCTTTGATGATAGTACGCTAGAGGCGCTACTTGATCTTGATGCGGAAGAAGATGCCGCCGTTAAGGATTTATCGGAAAGCGTGGGCGAAGGATTTGAGCTTATAATTACTTGTGAATCGGAACAGGCGCTAGAATCAGCCTACCAAAAAGCTAATGATATGGGGTGGTTATGCCGAACTTCGATATTGTAAAGAGTGTTGAATTATCAGATAGCTTTAGAGCTAGAAGCACAATTGACATGTTCACAATGTCTAGTGAAAAAGTAACTGAGCATTTTAAGGGTGAATTTGATTTAGATTTTGATTGGAATATTGGCTGTATCGTTGGCGCTAGTGGTACAGGCAAGACAACGGTAGCTAAAGAGCTTTTCGGAAGTGGCTATATTGTCGATTTTGAGTATTTTGGAAAGTCGGTACTTGATGATATGCCCAGTGAGTGTGATCTAGGTTCAATACATAAAGCATTCACAAGCGTTGGCTTTTCATCGCCTCCCGATTGGCTAAAGCCCTATCATGTATTAAGTAATGGCCAGAAAATGCGCGTAGACTTGGCAAGGTCATTGCTTGAGGATATAGAAATAATCGCATTTGATGAGTTTACCAGTGTAATAAACCGCGAAGTGGCTAAGACAGGTAGCTTGGCGATTCAAAAGTCGGTGCGCAAGAGTAATAAGAAGTTCATTGCTATAACCGTACATCGTGATATTTTAGATTGGCTCCAGCCTGATTGGATATTTGACACGGATGAATTTAAATTTCATTCTAGGGGGTCACTTCGGCAAAGACCACCTCTTGAATTGCGAGTTTTTGAAACGCCAAAAGACACTAAACAAGCGTTTTGGAAGCCACTTAGCAAGTATCATTATTTAGATAATAAATTACATTCTGGCGCAAGACAGTTTATTGGTGTAATTGATGACGTGGTGGTAGCGCACACAAGCTATATGCAATTCCCTATGAAAAAAGGATGGAAGCGTGAGCATAGGCTAGTGGTTCACCCTGATTATCAAGGTATTGGCATAGGGACTAAATTTCAGCGCGAAGTTGCGGAGGTTATTTATAAAGATGGTTTTGTAGCAATTTGCACAACTACGACTCCGGCGCTAGTTAAGGCTATGCGAAAAGATAAAGATTGGGTTTTATATAGATATGGCAGGATTAAGGGCTCCCTCGGTACTGGTATGGGGAAGCAGCATTTAGATAATGCTAATTCGAATAACAGAATCACCTACTCATTCTGTTATAAAGGCCGCAAAAAAAAGTTATAAGGAATTAATATGAAAGAAAAAAACCCACCACACAGACCCAAAGGCACAACTATTTCAATTGATTGGAAACGTGTGGATGCTATGTGCGCTATTCAATGCACAGGACAAGAAATAGCCGATGTATTAGGGTTTAGTTATAATACTTTAGTAAGAGCGTGTGAACGTGAACAAGGCGTTCTTTTTGAGGAGTATTTTGCACAAAAGAGAAGTTCAGGTAAATCAAGCCTTAGAAGAAAGCAATATTCAATTGCTATGAATGGCAATCCAACCATGCTCGTCTGGCTAGGTAAAAACTGGCTAGGGCAAACTGACAAAACTGAAATAGCGCTTGATCATAACATTACAGCCTTTGAAGTCTTAGCCGATGAGGATTAGGGCTAAGGCTACGATACCGCAAACTCAGCTAGTTAACAGCACTGCAAGATTCCCTGCTATGGTCGCAGGTTTTGGTGCTGGTAAAACACATGGTCTAATACTTAGGACTATAAAGTTAATTTTTGGTGAAGGCAGAGACATTGCTTATTACTTACCAAACTATCCATTAGTTCGTACAATTGCCTACCCAAGATTTACAGAAATACTAGATAATCTAGGGGTTAGTTATAAGCTTAACAAGTCAGAACATACCCTACACGTAAACGGCAAGACCGTGATCTTTAGGACAATGGATAACCCCGATGCAATCGTAGGTTATGAGGTGTCAGACTCTATGGTTGATGAGCTTGATACAATGCCTACAGCTAAGGCACGCGATGCTTGGAATAAGATAATAGCCCGTAACCGTCAAAAGAAAGAAGTTGGCATTAATACTGTGGCGGTAGGCACTACACCAGAAGGCTTTAGATTCGTTTATGAACGATGGGCCAAAAACCCAACAGAATCATACGAGCTTATTAAAGCGCCAACCTACTCAAACCCCCACCTGCCTGATGGCTACATAGACGCATTAAGAGAAACCTACCCTAGTAATTTATTAGAAGCGTACCTTGAAGGCGAGTTTGTTAACCTCACTGCTGGCAGCGTTTACCCTAACTGGGACAGAGATTTAACAAACAGCGACA